TAAATTATATAATTGGTATTCACTCTTATTGGCTTTTGCCAATCCGATCTTTCTAAAGGTTCTACGATAGCACCATATCTGAAACTGTCGCAAAAGTGTGAAGCCCAGTTGTGAAGCGGTCTGTTACGAAAACAGTTATTTTTTTCATCCCATCGCTTACAGTAGCTTTTTAACGCCTCTACTAGCTTTTTGCAATTACTTTTATGAAAATAACACTTAGGCAGCAATCGCCTTGTTTGCTCTATGCCATCTTCTACACTTAGCTTTGGAGCTATATCAAATTCTAATCCCATTTCTCTTGCCGTTTCCCATCTTGACTTATTAGTGCCTATTTCCCTAACTCTTATGTCATGGGGAGCTATGTGTTTTGAATAAGTATAAGGTTTATCATCTATAACATTTAGATAATGCTCTAAGCCTTCGCTAGAGTTTTCATAACAATCCACAATCCTTACCTCATCGCCTCTCCTTTGAGCAAAGATTATTACAGTAGAATCATTCATTCCAAGATCCCACCATGTTTCTGTTTCTATATCCTCATCAATATCAAAGTTTGTTATTTTGCCGTCTTTCTCAAGATCCTCCATAATCTTTCCATAATAAGATCCTGATATTCCTGCTTGGAAAGAACACTCAAATTCTTGCTCATAGGCATCTGGCGACATTGTGCTTTTGGCAGCATCTAATTCATCTTGCGGTATGATTTTAGTTTCACTAGCTTTTATTCTACAAGTAAACCAATCTTTTGTATGCTTTGCCTTTTCATGTAATTCAAAGAACCAATTCCTACCATGTGGCGTTCCTATAAAAATAGCAAAACCCCTTCGGTCTGCCAAGCAAGGTCTGAGTATGGTGTCAAATAAGTCTGGTGCTATGTTCTGCGTTTCATCTACGATAATGCCGTCAAAGTATTGTCCTCTGATTGCCGAACTATTCTCACCACCTATAATCTGTATTCTTGAGTTGTTAACTGAGAAATCTACTCTCAATTCTGATTCGTTAAACTTCACACCAGGTATGGCTGCCGAAAATTGTTTCATATAATCCCAAGCTGTGGATTTACCTTGCAGTCTGTAAGGAGAGATAAAAGCATATCTTGGATAAGGTCTTTTATTGGTCAACGCAGCTCTGATTAAATGGTTTATAGCAAACACAGTCTTACCACCTCTTCTATGCACCACCACAACATTGAACCGGTTCACATCGCATTTTTTGTGCAAAAATTTTTGGATTTCTCTTGGCTTGTAAGGAATTACGATTTGTTTCATTTTAAAACAAAACCCCCCTTAGTGCATTGTAACATCATCTTCTGGAATATCGTCAATGTATTGCTCTTTTAAAATTTGAGAAAAATCATGAGCTTCTTGCTCATCCTGAAAACCATAGAACTTTGTAACAACAACTGGTCTGCCTGTTGTTTTATCTTTCATTATGAATATCGCTGTTCTTAATATCAAATCTTTCATTTGTTTGTGTGTACCTTGTATCAATTTTAATCTAACGTCAAAAGTCAAAAATGGGGTATCGGTCCTCAAAAACCCCCATATCTAGTAATCTACAACCATAAATCCACTAATTATTACTAACGATAACTAAAGATTACTAATAGTTATTTCTTCCGATAATAAAAATTATCAAACGTTTGGCTATTGTTGCTATTTTGTTCTTGTTTCATATGTAATAACTATGTTTTATATGTGCAAGAAATGACAACATCTCAAGTAAATCAATACTTTTAGCTTAGTTTAGTTCTGCCAGGAAATGCTCAAAGGTTCATTTTTATCACCTTTTATTGTCAATTCTGCAGCTTTTCCATACCGCTTACTACTAATTTTGGATGCTGACCACTGCGAACTAGCAACAATCACCTTGTATAAATTAACTAAGTTCTGTCCGGCTTTGCCGTCAATATCTCCATTTTCTATTTTAGCTTCTAATTCTAGTCTTTTATCTTTCAAGTTTGAGAGCTCCAAATCAATAGCCAATTCTTTTGCCTTTTGATAACGATCCATCAATTCAGGATCTGCTACAAGTTCTTTTCTAAAGCTAGTCCAAGTGTAATCTATTTCTGGCTTTTCAAACACCTGTCTTATTGTGAGTCCATCGCTAAGATAATCTAATATCTGCTCTGTTAATTTTTTAGATAGTTTTCTTTTTCTGCCTGCCATAATTCAATCCCTTTGGGGAGGTGGGCGTTTTACAGAAAGGAAAGAAAGTAACGCCCAACCTCTAGTGATCACTTAATAAATACTAGCGAAAGGGTGAAGCTAGTATGGTTTTACTTATATAACACAATATATAGTTTTAAAAGTCAAAAACACCTTTAGGCTTGAAAAAAGGTTTATTTTCGCTTGTTAATGGATTTTTTCTAATGATATTCTTTTTTAACATATCATCCAGGATTAGCTTTGCAGTATAGCCACCAAACTTTTTATTTTTAATAATCCAAGTTAATTGTTCTGCAGCTAGCATACCGCTATTGTAATCACTCCAAAGATTCATCGTAATTTCTAGCTTTTGAGCTTTGCTATAATAATTGTTAAAAGTGTCCTCCAACTCCTTATCATTATAATAATATGGTTGTTCAAGAGAGGGGGGAGGGGTTTTAGTCATCACTTTTAAATCCCTTTAGCTTTTTAAATCTTTTAGATCCCTTTTTAATAATAGTATTATTAATAGTAGTATTATCTTTATAATACTGCGTAGTTTTTGGGTAGGGTGATTGATCATTTTTTGACATAGAGATTGCGTAATTTTTGGGTAGTCTGAGATCATAATAATTAGCTGAGGATAACCTCTTAATAACCAAGTATTTATGCTGAACCAATTCCTCCTTGCATTTCTGTAATGTATTAATAGAAAGACCCAATTTGGACTTTAAGTTGGAGTTTCGCAAGGTTCTAAAATTAGGCGATAAGGATCTGATATAGCAAAATAATAGCTTTGCGTCATTGGATAGCCTTTCATCCAAAATCAAGCTATTTGGGACCATTGTAAAACCGCTTTTTTTCATAACCCTTTGGCTACCTTATATACACAAATTTTGGGTAATCAACAAGAACATTACTAGAACAAAAAAAACCTATAAAAATACTTTGCATTACTTATACAAATATTATACAAATATATTAATGCTTACGAATCAACAAACTAACAAAGGGGAAAACATGATGTACGAAGATATGCCAATGAAAGCAACAAGAATTAAGAATATGAGTATTTTTGATTTGTATAATTGGATTGAATACAACACAGACCAAAATTATCATACAGAGAACATAGTAATAATTGCTATGAGATTTGGAGATGATGATGATATTGAAAATGCAAAATATGTTATGAAAAGACATAATGAAGAAAAATGTATGACTCAAGATTTAACTCATTATAGAGATTACATCTTTGATAAAGTTATGTCTAAACTTGACTATAAAGCAAAAGACAATTTATATAAAAGATTGTAAAGGGGAAATAATGAATAAAGAACAAATAAAAAGATTTGCTAAATATTTAGTTTTTAAAACTAAAGGTCAATTCCATTATGAGGAGGATTATTGGAAAGATTTTGTTAGCAAGTCAATGATCTCCAAAATACAAAAAAAATTAAATATTTGTATGAAAGATAAAAATTATGAATATTTTTGCGATATGCTTTTTAAAGCATTTGACCAATTATATGATAAAAATAGAAAGGGAGCATAATGGAAACTTTTAAAGAACTATTAAACTTTGCTATCTTTCTATTAATAATGTGGGGTCTATTTGTATTGTTGCAATATGCTCCACAATTAGAGTCTTTAATAATTGATATGAAAGGGGGAGCAATATGATAAATCAAATCATATATAAAATTAAGAAAGGTGCTAATTTATCAAGAGTTAAAGAAGTAGATGGCAAACTTTTTTCTGATAATATTAAGGCACCCAAAACCTTAACTTTATATAATAAACACTTATCTGAAGATTTTTACGATGAGCAAATTGATGAAGAGTTTTATGAGTTTAAACATAAAACTTACGGAACTTTCATTGTTCATGCTTTAGATTTAACAATAACAGAGAGGAAAATTTGAAAAAAATCATTAAATGTATATTAAATGCCTTAATGTATATTTCATTTAGTGCTTTGATTTTGTTTTATTTCTTATTGGTGTTAGAAATCATATGAAAGCAGTAACAACTACATTAAGAGCAGAATACGATAGTTTGCCAAAGGAGATCAAAGAAAAGATTAGCTTTGGCGACTATTGTAATTGTCCTAATATTAAATCTTATATTGAAACAGCTAAAAATATAGCCATAGGCAGAATGCAAATAGCCATACAAAGAAGGAAAGGAAACTACAGAAATTGAAACATACAAGCGAAATAAAATTAACAGACATAGATTGGAATTTTAATAATCCACATAAAAGTATTTTGATGATGCATTTTAAGTATTTAGAATTGATTTGGTTAGATGACTTACTTAACTACGTTTTAGATAATAAACTTGATAACACTTTTGAAAGACCATCGTTTTATTCAGGTAAACCAGGTTTAGTTCAAGAATTTAGATTTGGTAAAAAACAAAAGGAAGAAATAAAAAAATGTTTAAGACATTTTTACCCTGATAAAAAATATTTAGAGGTTTTACAAGCAGGTCAAAAATGGTACGAAAAGAAAGATTTAATTAAATATGCTTGAAGTTTTTATTGTTCTTGAGTTGGTTTCTCTTGTTTATTACCTAAATCAAACATAATAGTTGCATTAAAAGAAAAACTTATCCTTTCATCATCTTTGTTAGGTGAATCAAAAGGATATACAGTATGCGTTAAGTTATTAGGGAAGAGCACAAAAGTTCTTTCCATGTCTTTAGGTGAAACCCTGTAATTAGTATCTGTAAACATCCCTTCCGAACCTTCAATAAATTCTGTTTCACCAGAAAAGTCATTAAAAGGTTTAGCATTCTTAGTAGGATTAATTGAACTAGGGATCTGCAACCAACCTGCAGCCGATAAATGATAATTACCCCTCACATATTCAGTATGTCTGTGGCAAGGGTTAAAATCTCCAGGTTTAGATACAACGAACCAAGCACTATTAATTAAAATTTTTTGGACCTTTTCAGTTTTATAATGAGCATTAGTATAAGAAGCTATGATTGGATCAAAAAATGCTCTTTTCCATTTAAGCATAACTTCAGGCGATATAAGATATTCTTGATGCACATGACCAACTAATTTATCACCCCATTGGTGCTCTTTTTTTTTCTTCTCATCGGACCTAATGTTTTTTAAATCCTGTTTAAAATCTTTTACTAATTCTAAAGGTAGTTCAGCTTTAGCCAAAGTAGAACCAAACGGCTTAAATAATTTAAAATTTATTTTATCTTTCATAGATCACTTATAGGGTATAGCTCTTTTATTTCAACCTTATAGGCAGGAGGTCTGTTAGGATGCCCAAAATTCGTAAGCCTTTCTGGCATATCTGTAATAAATGGAAACCAACCCATAATTGAAAACTCAAAATTACCCTCATCAATAACTAGAACATATCTAGCTCTTTTCTCATTAGGTCTAATCAATAAAAAATTATAATCTTTTCTCTTTTGTGATCTTATTTCTATTTTGTTTTGCATATCTGAATCTGTGTACCTTGCGTAACGATCTGAATAAGAACCATTGAAGTATTTATTTTGTGATTTAGCAAAAGCTACCTCAGCACAAGCACCCATGATACCAAGTGCCAAAGTCTTTTCATTAGATCCTTTATAGCCATAAGAAAAAGATTTACCCATTTTTAGATTTTCTATAAATCTTCTTGTTGCTGTGTTAGCAGCTAATTCAACTTCAAAAGGTTCAAGTTTTATTTTCATATCCAATCAATAGTAGGTTTGCCTTTAAAACCTTTTTCCCAAATAAACCATCCGAAAGCTAACATACCCCCACCATGAGTTTTAAGTCCACTATTTGGGTTAGTAAATGTAATTCGTTTTGAAAAAATATATATTTGTTTGATAGGTGTTTCTTGAAACATTTTTTGTCTAGCGATACCCTCTAAAAATGTTATTCTACATAAAAAAGCTACCTTCTTATTTACAGATTCAACAGCTTTATAAACAAAAGGTAAAGATAATTTAAAAGGAGGATTAGTAATAATATTATCAAATTTTTTATTAGTTTGTAAAAAATCAATACCTGTTTCACCATAACCTCTATCAATTAAATCAGAGCTGTAAACATTATAACCTTTATTAATTAATATTTTAGAAATAGCACCATCACCACAAGCACACTCCCAAATATTTCCATCAAACTTTTCTTTTTCAAGTAATGGCAAAATTCCTGAAGGAGGTGTTGGGTAAAAATCATTTTTTTCTCTTGTTTTTGTTATATCATGACCAGCTAATCTTAATTTTGTTTTTGATTGTGCTTGACTTCTTGCTAATGCTTTATTGACTTGATTCATTTCTTATCCTTTCTGTTTTCTCTAAACATTTTTAGCATTTCATAATAAGCCTTACCACCTGCATATTCTATTTCTTTACAAAGTTCTTTTTTTTCTATTACTTTAGGAACATTATCAAGTTTTGTATGCCAAATTTTTTTAGCATAGCAATCAGCACAAAGTCTTTTTCCCTTATGCTCTACCAAAGCTGTCATTACACATTCGCTGCATTCTTTCCACTTTTCCACTTCAGGATATAAATAACTCATTTAGACACTTTCTCAAAGACCTATTCTTTTTAAGTATCGGTG